CCCACGATCGCGCTCACTGCCGGGTCGTCGAGCGCCATCTGCACATCGCGCGCCAACTGCTCGGTTGTGACCCCGCCACTCACCTTTGTGAAATAATCCGCATAGCGATAGATCGGGCCATCGACGGAAATGATCGCAATGTCGCCGTGCATCGTCATCCGGCCGCCGTCCTCGCGGCGCTTGCCGTTCCGCAGGGTGAGCGCCTTTGGTCCGTGCATCCGCTCGGCGATCTCATCGGCCGGCAACGGGTCGCGCTCGGCGATCGACAGCATGGCCTCAAAGGCCGCAGGCGTGATACACCACGGCACGGTGCAGGCAAGATCGGCCAGGCTACTCGCCATCGGCCATATCCTCCTCATCGTCGCCCTCATCCATCGGCGTGGCCGTCTCCTCACCCCCTCCACCCCCCTGCGTCCCCCCTTCAGGGGGATAGGGGGTCGGGGGAGTGGGGTCGCGCGGCGGCAGGTTCAGCATCGAGTCGATCCCGGCATACTGGATCGGGTCGATGTAGGACGCCCGCGCCAGCTGCGCAATCGCCGTCGCCGTGGCCGCGAAATCGAACTGCTCCACCTCGCCGAGGCTGACCATCGGACAGAGCATCCGTGCGGCGCCGGCGCCGTAGTTGTAGCCGACGAGCGGCTTGAGGACGTCGCGGCGGAGCATCGCGCACACCGCGCGCTTGGCCTGGCGCTGCAAGGTCACGAGCGTGTTCTGATGCGTCTCGCTGCTGGCGCGCGCCTGGTACTTTGCCTCCCGGGTCGCGAGCGTCTGGTTCAGGATACTCATCGTGATCTGCGTGTCACACAGCTCGAAGCCAGCGTGAAACGCCTCGCCGTTCCCTGCGACCGCCAGCGCGCCCAGGATCGTGCCGTAGGGCACGGCCAGCACGGAGCCGTTTTTGTAGGCCAGCAGGGTATCGCGCAGCACCTCCACGGCGCTGGTCCTGGTCGTCGTGCCGTCGCCATTATTGACCAGAATGCCGTTCTTGGTGGCATCCTCAGATGCGACCGCGTACACGCTGGCGCTGGCGAATTGCGCGAGATAGCGGAGGAATTCCTGCCAGATTTCCATCTTGGCGAACCAGGCGGTATACGCAGGGCGCAGCGCTGGCCGCCCGCGCGGGTCCGCGTGCTCCGGGCGGAAGGTGAGTACGGCGAATTTATCGCGCGGGAAGAGATTCGGCACACTGGCCGCGTCGCCGATGAACGTGCCACTGCTCAGCACGCCCCCGCCCGTCGTCGTGCGCGCGAGCAGGCCTTGCACGTTGTTGTAGGCGTCGACCACGAACGCCGTGCTGTGGCGCGGGCGCGGTTTCAGCGCGGTCAGCACGAGCAGATCCTGCGTCCGCTTGACGGGCGACGTGCCGGGCAGCGCGTAGCTGGTCGCGGGGACCAGATCCCACACTTCCTCCGCCACGCGCGAGCCGAGCGCAATCGCGCTCAGCATATCCCACAGCACATCGTCGAGTGAGAGGAGCAGATCGCCCAGCACCGACTCGCAGAAGCCGGCGATCTCGGCAGCCAGCGCGTAGCCGTCGGCGGCTTCGTCGTCCTGACAGGAGCTGATGCGGAGCCCTTCTTCGATGATGGACGCCCGCAAGATGTTGACACAGGCGATGACTTGCGCGTCGAGCTGCATCCGCTCGTAGATGTCGTCGCCGAAGTCGCGGGTCAGATCGTCGAACGCCCAGGGCAGCCCGCGCAGCGCGCGGCCGAAGGTGTGCGCGGCGGGGTCGCCGATCGCGATCTCGCGGCGGAGGATGGGGATGGCGGGTTGTAGGGTCGGATCGGGCATAGAATCAAAAAGGCGGCGCTCCCCTCACTGAGGGGAGCGCCGCAATCGGATGATGGGGGCGCGAATCAGATTGTGTGTTGTGGGGCTAGCGTCCTAGCCCCGCCCGACTCATCCCACGATGCCACGCATTGGCCGGCGTCCCGGCCCGATCGGACTATTCCGGTAAGCCTGTAGATGGCTTTCGGATCGATGATGCGACGGTCGGCGCTTGTTCCCTACCTTCTTGGCCCTTCAGGCGTGGCGCCGTTGTGCTGAGCACTGAGCTTTCGCTGGGCCTGTTCCGTCGCCTTCGTCGCAGCGCCCGGAATTGCACCGGGGTATCCCCTACTCGTGGGGTGCATGGCTGTCCGTGCTACGCTGCCCTCCTCCCGGCTGCTCCAGCCACCGATCGATCGCCGTCAGCCCGTGGGTGAACGCCCGCCGCAGCGCCGGCTCGGCGCCGAACGTCGCGCGTGCGGCTTCCAGCGTCGCGCGCACCTGCGTTAGCTGCATTGTAGCATGCGTGTCAACTGGTTGTGGCCCTTTCTCGCTCACCGGAACCCCCGCTTCAGCGTCTCGACGATCGGCCGGGGGGGGCCGATCGCGGGCATCGACACCGGAATATCCAGCAGGTGGCGAAACGCGCCACTGCTGGCGTCTACCTGGTCATCGTAGCGCCCGAACGGAAACGCGGCCAGTTCGTCCAGATAGGCGCGCGTCCAGGACGCGGCCACCACGCCGACGTTGCCCGCCTGCCACTGCGACGCCAGCGGCTCGGCGCGGCTCACTTTGTCGCCGCGCACCGGGTCGGCCTCCACGACGTAGCCCGCCAGCTCGCGCACAATCGCCTCCGTGGCCTCTTTCGCCAGGCCGGGCGGCTGTTCGACGATGGTGCGCACGTGGCCGCGCTGCGCGTCCGTCGCCGCCGTCTGTCGTATGACCGCGTTCCGCTCGGCGGCGGCCCATTGCCCACGCACCACGTCCTCGACGACCCAGCGCGCGGCATCGCGGGCCATGAGCACGCCGGCGCTGTAGTCGCCTTTGCCGGCTGATGCGCCCGCCGTATCCCAATAGCGCACGCGCGCCGCGCCCATCGGGGCCGGCTGCGCCAGCGTGTCGAGCAGCGGAAACATCCCGCTGGTGCGGGGCCGCGGCCGCTGCTGGTAGAGGCTCTCGAAGTAGTAATCGGAGATGCGCGCCCGGATCGCCACGAGGCGCTCGGCGCTGTAGCGTTCCGGGCAGAGCGCGGCGCCGAGCGGGCGCCAGTCATCTTCCAGGGTGCAGCTGATCGGCAGATCGTCGCGCGGCGGCAGGGCGAGGGCGGGCATGTCGATCAGGTGCCAATACTCCGGCTCATCCTGTTCCATCGCGAGTAGGTAGCCACTCAGATCGTCGTCGTGCCAGCGCGTTTGGAGCACCACGATCGCCGCGCCCGGTTCCATGCGGGTGCTAAACGTCGCGCCATACCAGTCTTTCTGTTTGGCGCGGATCGTGCTGCTGGCGGCTTCCTCGGCGTCCTTCAGCGGGTCGTCGATGATGCCGAGATGAAACCCCTTGCCCGTCATCGGCCCCCCCACGCCAGCGGCCCACAGGCCCCCGCCTGACTCCGTTTCCCAGTGCTTGACCGCGCCGGCGCTCCGGCTGAGCGTGCCGCCGCCGGCGCCGTAGAAGTCCCGCGCGGCACGGCTGAGCGTGTAGGCCAGATCGGCGCCGTAGGATGTGAGGCCGACGAAGTGTCGGGGGTGGCGCAGCAGGTAGTAGGCCGGGAACAGGCGCGAGACGGACTCGCTTTTGCCATGGCGTGGCGGCATGAAGACCATGAGCCGCTGTAGCTCCCCATCGGCGACGCGCTGCAAGGCCGCGATCAGGCGCTCACAATGCGCGTACATGGCGTAGCGCGGATGGACTGCCATGATGAATTGGCGGAAGCTGAGTCTACTCGTTGTCGGGCGTGTCGTCCGCAAGCGCTTCGAGAAGGCGAAAGGCCTTGTCGAAACTGACCCCGTGTAAGACCGCAGCCTCTGAGGCGGATTGTTGTTTGAGCCAATCGACATCGCGGAACAGTTCCTGTTGTGCCTTGAGGGTCGCGACCGTCGTTTCCAAATACTCCAGGAGGAGTGCCCCGATCCGCTTCCTTTTTTCGGTTGCAACGGTTGCAACCGATTCGCCGTTCAGCTGGCGAGACTTCCAGCTTTTGAGCGTCCCGATCGGGATGCCGAAGGTTGCCGCAACCGTCGCTGGCGCCTGCCCAGCCAGCAGCGCGGCCAGCGCCTGCGCCTTGATCTGATCGCTGTACTCGGCTCCCACGGCCCGCTACCTTCCTTCGCCCCCCTTCAGGGGGGTTGGGGGGTGCGCCGCCTCGGTGATGCGCCTGGCGTCGATGACCCCATCGCCGGTGTGCTGCACCGCGTTGCGCCGGATGGCGCGGGCGATGGCGGGCGGCAGCCCCTCCGTGCGCGCGAACGCCTCGATCTGATCGCCGAAGGCTTCATCCGCGCGGGTGAGGGTGTCACCGCGATCGGCTGCCGATTCGGTGGTGGTGGTGGTGTCGTTCATTAGGCCTCCTCAATAATCGCCGCGATCGCCTGGATCAGCGCAGCGCGGCTGATCGCTGCCTGATAGATGCCCGGACGATGGCGCGTCACGTAGCCGCTGGCAATCATGCGACCGAGCGTGGCGCTCGTCGTCGTGATCGCGACGGGCTTATACGACTGGCAAATCGACCGATGGATCGCCATAAATTGCACCCGGCACTCCGCGCGCCAGAGCACCCCCATGATCGCGAGCATCAGCGGTCCGGGGAGATTCATCAGGCCATGACCGCGTACGATCATGGCGCAATCCTCCAGAGCAGCCAGAAGAGCGCGACCACCATGCTGAGTCCGATCGCCATCACGAGACAGCCGATCGCGCCGATGATGCCGTCTTTGATGTCCGATCGCTTCTGGCGCCGCCTCCGCTCGACGCGATCGGACTCGAGATCCTGATAGAGCAGCGTGAGGGTGCGGTTGACGGTCGCCCGGTGCTCCACGATCAGCGCCTCCATGCGCTCTTTGTGCTCATGCAGATCGCGCACCAACTCCAAAAAGTCGGCGCGCAGCTCATCAAGGTTCACCGCGCGCGGTCTCCGTTTCGTCCGCCAGGCCAAGCTGCGCCTGAATCTGCGCGAGCTGCGCCTGAATCTGCGCAAACTGCGCTTGCATGTGCTGCACGCCG